GCCCCGGTCGAGAACTGCACCAGGGCCTTCTTCGCGGGCTTCTTAGAACCCATAGTCGCCTTCCGTATCTTCCGTGGGAACCGTTCTCAGGACCCACTTTCTGAGGATTCCGAATCAAACAAAGTCTGGACAGTGCGCGGGAATGGGTGTAGGAATACCGAATCAACCCTCAGATCGGGGGTGGCAGAGGGGGAACCATGGACGGATACGAAGGCGAGGACGACTGGGAGTTCGGGGATCCGACATGGGAGCCCGTGGACTGGCGCCAGTTCTGGGACGACCTCGGGTGCTCGACCCTCGCCATGCTCGGCGTGGTCGGTGTGATCCTGGGCGTGGCCTGGTGGGTGGGACGATGAGCGCCACCGAGCCAGATTGGAAAGCCAGGGCCTTGAAGGCTGAGGCCGAGGCTGCCCACTGGAAGGGGAACCACGCCGTGCAGGTCCGACGGAAGCGCAACCTGCACCGTCGATACCTTGAGCTACGTCGGCGGTACATCGAGCTGGTTTGCCGAGGAGGGTGTCGGCCGTGAGCACCTACGAGATCTTCCTCTCCATCGTGACGGTCACCGCCGGCATCTCCCTGGTGGTCTGGCTCATCACCCGCCGGCCACCCCCACCCCCTGCCCCCTCGCCGGTCCACGACGACCGCCCGACCATGGCCGAGTTCACCACGGCCCTCGCCGCGCTCGAACGATCCCAGGAAGCCACCCTCGCGGCCATCGCCTCCCAGTCCCTGGCCTCCCAGGAGCACCTCGAGCGGGTCGTCACCAAGATCGTCATGCCGTCCGGCCCCGCGACACCGGCCGAGGATGCGGCACCGTGGGAAGGCACCCTCGATCCCGAGGACCCGCTGCTGGTCCCTGGGCGCGAGGCCTCCGACGACTGGATCTCCGACGACGCGATGGTGGATCCGTTCGCCCCACCCGCAGGTCTGCCGCTGCCGCCCATGCCCGGGGTCCAGCCGCCAGACACCTTCGGAGGTGCGTGATGGTCACCATCATCCTCGCCGTGCGCTGGGCTATCGGAGGTGGAGCGTGACTGGCGGGGTGGATGTCTCCGCCGCGTTCTGGGTCAACGCCTGCACCCGCGCCGAGAAGCGTGCCGCTGCCGCCGAACGCCGCGCCATGGAGGCCGAGCAGGAACGGGACGCCCTCGACGCGCTCGTGAACGACCTGACTGCCCGCGTCGTGGCTGCCGAGCAGGAGAACGCCCGCCTGTCGATCAAGCTTACCGTCAGCGAACTGGACGTCGAGCACTGGGCCGCCAGCGACGCGGCCGCTCGGGCACAGCTCCGGTCGCTGCTGGACTTCGCCGAGCGCCACCAGCTCTCCTACGCCGACCACGACCACGACTGCTACGAGCTGTGGTGCATCGAACGGGACTACACCCGCCGACTCATCATGGAGGCCCCCGATGCCTGACCCGGACCAGCCCCTGCACCCGCTCGAATGGGCGTGATCCTGGTGGCCCCCCGGATCCCCGCCGGCTCGCGCCTCCCGTGGTGGGAGCGTGACCCTCGTCCCCTCACCAAGTACGCGTGGATGGACGACGGCGCGTGCCGGGACCTCGACATCAACTTCTTCCCCGACGAGTCCGACACCCGGGCCATCGATCGCGCCAAGCACGTCTGCTCCACCTGCCCGATCCAAGCCCGGTGTGCGGGGGAGGCTCTGGGCCGGCGTGAGCCCTACGGCATCTGGGGTGGGCTCAGCGAGAAGGATCGTCGCAGCATCCTGCGGCGCAACCGACAGTCAAGGACGTGACCATGACCCATCAACTCGGCATCCGGGAGGGTGCCCTGATCCCCGAGGGCTACAGGGTGGACGACATCGCCACACAGAAGGGTTGGCAGATGGAGCGCCTGTGCGTGGCCATCTGCGGACTGTGGTGGGGCTGGGGCTTCCAGCGACTCGTCACCTACTACTCCCGCGAGGCCCGGCCCATGGTCATCCTGCAGATGGCCAACCCGTGGCGCAACATCGACCTTCGGAGCAAGACATGACCCCCACGCTCTCCCTCCATTCCTGGTACTCCCGCCGCCTCGGTCACTGGGTGGCCGTGTGCGACCAGTACCCCGACCTCAACGGCGCCGGCAAGACCCGCATGGCCGCGCGCCTCGACCTCGAGAACCAGATCGCGAGTCTCCATGGCTGACACCCCAAGCGCCCCCGACACCTTCGAGCGCGAACTCCTCGACCTGTTGGATCTCATCGGCCGGCTGGCCGGCGACGATCCGATCTCCCACTCCTACGAGGGGCTGGGGGATGACTGCTTCTTCTGTGGGGTCCCCGAGACCTCGGTCTACATCAAGCCCAACTTCCACTCCCATGCGACCCACGCTCACGGCTGCGCGTGGGTCGAAGCTCGCCAGCTTCTCGGCAAGGATCTCGGCATGCACACGGTGACGGGGATGCCCGATGAGCGATGACTTCGACAACGACCCCCGGCTCGAGGACCGCGACACCATCGTCATCTTCGAGGCCGACATCCCCAAGTACTCGATCAACGCGAAGGGCCGGCTGGTCCTGACCGTTGAGGTGATGCCCGAGGACAAGTACCTGGCCATGCCGATCACCGACATCCAGGGGCGACGGTTCTCCTTCCGCATCTACACGAACACCCTCCGCGCCTCGAGGCTGCGGTCCCGGCTCGACACGGCGCGGGTCGCGATGCAGCCGGCGTCGGACTGGGAGAGACTCGTCCTCTGAGCGATCCCGCGGAAGGCGGCGACGATGAGTGACACCGGCATCTGCCCTCGTTGCGGAGAGGACTGCTTCGCCTTGTATCCAGTGATGACTGTCTACGGTCAGATTCTCGAGGTGTGCTCCGACTGTGAGAGCGACCTTCTCGATGAGTACAACACCCAGGAGGCTGACGATGAGTGACCTCTCCGGCCTCCTGGGCGACGACCCCGAGATCCAGGCCCTGATCCGCGAGCGCGCGACCAACATGATCAACTCGATCTTCGATCAGGCCGAGTTCGATCTCCGCCACGGCGACTCAGGCGCCCGGTCCGCGGCCTACAAGAACCTGCTGCCGATGCTCATGAAGGTCGCGCAGGCCTCCACGACCGAGGACTCGGAGACGGCGCGCATGATGGAGGAGGGCCACAAGATCCTCGCGGAGATGCAGGCCTCCCTCCCCTCCTATGAAGCCTTCGAGGACGACGAGCCCGACTCCCCCTTCGACGACCGGGACTGACCCATGGCCTTCGATCCCTTCCCCTTCATGAACGCCCTCAAGGTGGCGGACCGCGACACCAACCAGCTCGTGTCCCTCGACAAGCACATGACCTGGCCGCAGAAGGTCCTCCTGCAGTCCGTCGCGGACGACATCAACGCGGACAAGCCCGTGCGCTACATCGTGCTCAAGGCCCGCCAGATCGGGATGTCCACGATGATCGAGGGGCTCATGTTCATGTTCTCGGTCCTGATCCCGCGCATGAACGGCAAGGTCGTGTCGCACGAGGGCGACTCCAACGAGCACCTCCTGCGCATCACCAAGACCTACTTCGAGAACTTCTGGGGCGCCAACTGGGTGCTCACGCCGAACACCTACGCGGCGAACAAGCTCGGGTGGAAGGAGAACGGCAGTCGGATCTCGGTCGCCACCGCGAAGAACAAGGAGGCCGCGCGCTCCCAGACCGTCCGCTTCATCCACGGGTCCGAGGTCGCGTTCTGGCCGGACCCCGAGTCCCTCACCATGTCCCTGTTCAACACGCTCCCGCGCCAGCCCCTCACCTTCTTCTTCCTCGAGTCCACCGCGAACGGCGTCGGTGACTACTTCCACACGACCTGGAAGGCCGCGAAGGCCGGCGACGTGGAGTACAAGCCGCTGTTCTTCGCGTGGTGGCAGCACCCGAACTACCGCGCCACCCGCATCGGCCTCTCCCACCTTCTCTCCGCGCCCTTCATCCCCCAGGGCGACGAGGAGAAGTTCGTCTCCAAGTACCTCAAGTCCCGCGGGCTCGACAACCACCAGATCCACGACCGGATGCTGTGGCGCCGTTCGATCCTCGCGACCGAGTGCGCGGGGGACGTGGAGAAGCTGCACCAGGAGTACCCGCTCACCGACGACGAGGCCTTCGTCTCCACGGGCAAGAACGTGTTCAAGATCGACATGCTGCGCTCGATCTACGCCCCGATGATCCCCCAGATCGGGAGCCTAATCACCCGCCCGAACGGTCGCATCGAGTTCCTGCCCGACCCCGACGGCCCCCTCAAGGTCTACAAGACCCCCTCCCAGGATCGTCGCTTCGGCCAGTACCTCATCGGTGGCGACCCGGCGTTCGGAGGTGTGGCCGGCGACTACTCGTGCGCGCAGGTGATCAACCGCCAGACCTGGGAGCAGTGCGCCGTGTTCCGCGACCGCCTCGACGCGGCGTCACTCGGTGAGGAGATGGTGAAGCTGGGCAGGTGGTACAACGACGCCCTCCTCGCACCCGAGGCCAACAAGGGTGGTGGCGCGGCCGTGGCCACCCTGCGAGCCCGCGCCTACCCGAACATCTACATCCACGAGTCCCCCGGCAACATCAAGGGGATGCTCGCGAGCCAGTACGGGTGGGTCACGAACCCGCAGACCAAGTCCGAGGCCATCGGCAACCTGCAGAAAGCCCTGTTCGATGCGGCCCAACCCGCGGCCCAAGCCCGGGGCCTCGGCCTGCGCATCCACGACAAGCAGACATACGAGGAGATGAAGGGCTACGTCATCCTCGACGGCAACAAGTACGGCAACTCCGCGGGGCAAGTGGATCACGACGACCTCGTGATGTCCCTCGCGATCGCGCTCACCTGCACCATGTACCAGAACGCGAACCTCATGAACTCGGGCGACGCGTACTCCGAGCCGCAGTACGAGATGCTCGACCTCCACGGCGCGGGGCCCACCACCCACGGCACCCGCACCCCGTTCGAGGAGAAGCTGGACCTCCTGGGCGTGGACTCCGCGCCGATCATGCACAACACTGGAACCGACGAGGACCCGCGGGTGGCGATGGAACGATCCGTTGCCAACACCTGGGCCACGGAAGATACGGAAGGCGACTATGGGTTCTAAGAAGCCCGCGAAGAAGGCCCTGGTGCAGTTCTCGACCGGGGCCGGCAGTGCATACCTGTGCTACCGGACGATCGAGAAGTACGGGCTGGCCAACACGATCCTTCTCTCCGCGAACACACTCGCGGAGGACCCCGACAACTGGCGATTCGGCCAGGAGGTGTGGGCCGATCTCGGCATGCCGACCTGGACGATCCTCACTCACGGCCGCACGCCGATGCAGGTGGGCCGAGATGCGCGCTGCGTGCCGAACAACCGAATGGCCGTGTGCTCGCGGGTCCTCAAGCGGGACATCCTGCGCGAGCACATCGACCGCAACTACTCGCCCGACAACGCGGTGATCCTGCTCGGCTTCGACTGGACCGAGGAGCATCGCCACATCAAGGCCCTCCCTCACTGGGAAGGCTGGGAGGTGGAGTCACCCCTCCTCGAGCCCCCATACCTCGAGAAGCCGGCGATCCTCGACTGGTTCCGCGGCCGCGGGATCGAACCGCCCCGTCTCTACGCCCAGGGGTTCTCTCACGCCAACTGCGGCGGGGGGTGCGTGCGCGGGGGGCAGGCTCAGTGGGAGCTACTTCTGCGGGTCAACCCCGACCTCTACCGCGACTGGGAGCGCGAGGAGCACGTCACTCGTGTCATCCTCAAGAAGAACGTGAGCATCCTGCGCGATCGTCGCGGCGGGACATCGAAGCCGATGAGCCTCAAGGAGTTCCGCGAACGTCTCGAGGCCAAGTGGGAGTTCGACAAGGAAGATTGGGGTGCCTGCGGGTGCTTCATGGACGAAGAAGGGGAAGTCAATGTCACCATCAACTGAGGGCAAGTTCGACCAGTTCCTCGAGGACAACTACCCCCTGATCCGGGTTCTGATCGGGGTCCTCGGGATCGTGTTCATCATCACCTCCCCCCTGGTCTGGGGCGGGGTCGGCTGGGCGTCGGGGTTCGTGGTCCTCGTCGTCGGCATGAACCTGAGCTACCTCGCGGTCAGGGGCGCATGATGAACGGTGCTGGATGGTTCATGCTCGGGGCCCTCACTGCGGTCGTCTGGTACTTCGTCGTGGACACGCTGATCGAGCGGCGCCAGAGGCGACTCGACCGCAGGAACGCCGAGGCCCTCGACCAGATCAAGGACGCGATCTTCAACGAGCCGCTCCCGTTCGGGGTCCCCATCGTGGAGTCCGACATGGTGCCCGACGACAAGATCTACGCCATCAACCCGAGCTACTTCTACCTGGACGGCACTCAGGCTGACGGGACCGCCTTCGTCATGAACAAGCAGTCGATGGCCCGCATCCGCAACCTCAAGGAGTCGTGATGCCCACCTACGAGTTCAAGTGCCCCAACGACCACCGCATCACCGTCGTCCTCCCCTCCCACGAGCGCGACAACCTCGTGGGCCGGCCCTGCATGGACTGCGACGAACCCCTGCGTCGACGCTGGACCCCCTTCCGCGTCGCGACCCCCTTCGAGGGCCACTTCAACCTGGGCACCGGCACCTACGTCGAGTCGAAGCGCGCGCTGGACGAGGCCAACCGGATCGCGTCAGCGGAGCGCACCCAGCGTCTCGGGCTCGAGACCAACTTCGTGGCGCACGACATCCGCGACCTCTCGCCCTCGGACATGGGGGTCACCGAGGACGGCCTCAACACCACCCACGACGCGCAGGTGGCCGCGGGCGTGAAGGAGTCCAAGGGCCGTTTCGTGTTCTAGCCTTGTGCTCATGGGAGACGACCCGCGCTGGATCATCACCGTCTGGGTGGCCCTCATGATCACCCTCACCGCGTCGGTCTGGTACTTCACGACTCAGCCCCTCCCGTGGTTGCCGTAGACTCACCCCATGGCCCTCTCGCTCGCGGATCCCACGACGCCCCCCGAGTCGCCCACCTCCTCTGAGCCCGCGAAGGGCCCGGGAGCCAAGCCCACCCCGCGCGCCACCCCCAAGCTGATCCTCGAGGCCAACCCCTCCGAGGCGAACCTCGCGCTCTACGGCGAGATGCTCCACCTGTTCACCCTGGCCCGCACGCACCGCCGGCCGATGGTGCAGCAGTGGGAGCGGAACTACCGCTCGCTCTACAACGACTACTGGGGCCAGACCCGCGCCACCTGGCTCCCGTCCCCGGCGCTCCCCGAGATCTACCCGATCGTGGACGCCCTCGTGTCCTGGGAGTCGGACCAGCGTCCGCGCTACACGATCGCGCCCCAGGCCCTCCCGCACACCGAGTACGCCCGCTTCTTCGAGGATGTGGCCTCCAACCTCGAGACCGTCCTCGACGCCTCCTACCAAGTGAACGACGAGGAGGGGCAGATCGCGATCGCGGAGTGGGACAAGTACGTCTACGGCACCGGCATCCTCAAGACGACCTGGGACATGACCCTCGCGGGCGGACTCGGGGATGCGATCACGCGCCGCGTCTCCCCCTTCGCGTTCTACCCGGACCCGCAGGCCACGTCGCTCGACGATGCCAACTACTTCATCGAACTGCGCCGGATGTCGATTCAGGAACTCGACCGCCGCTACCCGGGCACCGACTCGATCTTCCGCGAGGGCGGCACCGACATCGACTCGGATCGCGAGCCCAACCAGATCCTCGCCTCCACCGACGGTGAGCCCCGCCGCGTCAGCCCGGGAAACATCGGATCGAACACCTCCGCGTCCTACGGGGCCCCGGGCAAGGCCGGCATCCGCGCCACCGACATCCCCGGGGTCACCGTCCTCGAGTGCTGGATCCGCCAACACAAGACCTACACGGCGACCGACATCAACACGCGCGAGTCCATCCCCCGGGTCAAGGACGAGTGGCGCCTGGTCGTGTGCGCCGGCAACCGCGTCATCCTCGACACCCCGGCCTCTGACCTCTGGTCCCACGCCGGCCACCCCTACGACCGGATCGTGCTGCGCGACACGGGCGAGTTCTGGGGCCGCAGCCTGGTCAACATCCTGTCGTCGGCCCAGCGGTCCCTCAACCGGATCCTCGCGGCGATGCAGCACAACGTCGAGCTGACCGGCAACCCGATCTACAAGGACGTGGGCCAGCAGGGTCGCACCCCCCTCACGAACCGTCCGGGGCAGCGGATCCCAGCGACGATGCAGGGCAAGGACTCGGACTGGCTCAAGCCCCCGGTCATGCCCCCGTCGATGCCCGACCTCATGAAGTACTACCTGCAGCGGATGGAGGCCATCTCGGGTCTCACCGCCGTCGCCCGAGGTGGGGCCCCCGCCGGCCGCAACGCGCAGGGTGTGGTCGACGCGATCCAGGAGGCCGGCTTCGTGCGCATCCGGTCCTCGCTCCGCATCCTCGAGGCCGCGATGCGCGGGGCCGCGTGGAAGAAGGCGGCGCTGATCTCCGAGAACTACACCACGCCGCGGATCGTGTCGATCGCGGGCCCCGGTGGCGACCGCACCTCCCTCATGCTCAAGGCCCGCCACTTCCAGATCCCGACCTCCGACGGCGCGACCCCGCTCAAGTACCAGCTCATGGTCGACATCGGGTCGCGTCAGCACACCTCCCGCATCATGCGCGAGGACTCCGCGGTGCGCCTGTTCACCCTGGGCGCCATCGACCGCGAGGCTCTCCTCGAGGACGTGGACTACAAGAACGCCCAGATGGTCGCCGAGCGGATGGACAAGCGGGAGATGGAACTGGCCCAGGCCGGCGAGCAGGCAGGACCCGGCAAGCGCGAACGCGCTCGAGCATAGGAACCCCCAGGAACAGGAGAGCATGATGGCAGCACCCAAGGTCCCCGAGGGCTTCTTCGCCCGGCAGGTGGCATCCGACGACGACTTCGAGGGTCTGTTCGTGGGCGAGTACCGCTTCGCCCCCGGCGCCGAGACCTGCTTCGACGAGCGTGAGGACAACGCCGAGGGTGAGTCCGATCCCGCCGGTCTCGGCCGCTCCCAGTCCTGACCTCCCGTCGCGGTCGTCTACACTCGTCCCTGACCCCGCCCTTCTCCCCAGGAGCGTTTCACCATGGCAGTCCAGAGCGGCATCACCGCCAAGACCGGCAGTGCCAAGATCACCAAGCTCGGCCACACCGCCGGCAACCAGTACGGCCAGAACCCCGACGCGAAGAACACCAAGCGTCAGGCTCCGACCGAGAAGTCGGCCAAGTAGCACCAGTCCCCCGCTACCCGGCCCCCACCCGCGTACGTCCAGGCGCGGGTGGGGGCAGCCGCCGATAGGAGCCCGCGATGCCGTCGACCGCGACGATGAACACGATCCCCGAAGGTCTCCTCAAGGTGGCCAAGGATCTCACCGGCCTCATGGCCTTCCCGGGGACCGAGCAGGATCTCGCGTTCCTCACCGACCTGCAGACCCGCGTGCTCGGCTACATCCAGCACGCGAACACCCCGACCGGCGCCGGCAACTTCCCGCCGCCCGGTGCGATGCCTCCCACGTCCCCCGGCCCCGCGCAGCAGACCCCCGAGGGCATGCCCCCCGAACTGGCCGCGCTCATGGGTGGCGGTGCGCAGGTCTCGGGCATCACCCCGGCCGGCGGTCCCCCTGGTGGGATGCCCATGCCCGGTGGCCCGCCGCCGATGCCTGGCGGTGGCCCCAACCTCGCGGGCGGGATGCCGAACCCCGATGAGCTGCGTCGACTCATGTCGGCGGGCTAACCTCCCCCTCTCCGACCCCCCGAAGGCAGGCGACCCATGAGCTTCACCACCCCCGACGTTCCCGTAGCGGACGACGAGTCCGAGGAGTTCCAGCGACACCTCGCGGAGTTCCTCGACACGAACGCCCCCGAGGATGGTGCCCCCGTCGGCACCGCCCTCGGCTCCGTGGAGGACACCTCCCCGCAGCTCCCCGATCCCGTCCCGGCCCCCGAGGCCGAGGGCGAAGGTTCCCCTGGTTCCCCCCAGGGGTCGGAGGAGGGAGGGGTGGCTTCGTCGCCTGGGTCCACCCCTCCCCCGCCTCCGCCTCCCGATGATCCGCTCCCGCCGGCAGCCGAGGCCGAGGGCGAGGTCGACAGTCTGACCTTCGCCATCGGGGACGAGACCCAGATCACGACCGAGGGCGCGCCGGCCCCCACCCAGGACCCCGAGCCCGAGCCCGAGCCCACGGCCGGCGTCGACTACGACCGGATCTTCCGCGCGTACTTCCCCGAGACCGAGGTGACCGCGGCCAACGTCGTCGAACTCCTCGACTTCGGCACTCGGATCCAGTCGCTTTCGCCCGAGCGTCAGCGCATCCTCAACGCGGCCTTCGCGGATGATCCTGCCGCCTACCTCGGTGACCTGATCCCGCGCGCCACCCCGGCCACCCCTCCCACCACCCCCCCGCCGGCTCAGGTGCGACGGGTGCAGCGCGAGGACGAGTGGGGCAACGTCGAGACCATCGAGGTCCCCGTCGAGCCCGACCCCCACGTCGCCCAACTCGAGGCCCGACTCGCGCAGATGGAGTCCTACGCGCAGGACCAGGCCCGCATCGCCCAGGAGCAGGCCATGCAGCGTGAAGCCGACCTCGCGAGCGCGGGCCTCGACGACTTCAAGGCCAAGTACCCGAGCCTGGATGAGACCGACATCGCGCTCCTCCACGCGCAGGCCGTGCAGAAGGGGCTCTACCCCGCGATCGCCCGCGCCAACAACAACGACCCGCGCATCGCCTACGCGACCACGCTCGAGACGGCGATGCTCATGAACCCGGTCTACAAGGACCACGCCCTGCGCTCGCCCTCCACCCCTGCCGCTCCCCCCACCCCGCAGGAGCAGACCCGGGCCGCGCTCGCGTCCGCGGTGTCGGCCTCCACCTCGTCCCCCCTCTCGCACGTCGAGCCGGCCAAGGTCGCCTCGACGGACGCCGAGATGAAGCAGCAGATCGCGGCCGAACTACAGAGGCTCGTCGACGCGAACGGGTAGCCCACCTGCTCCACTTCAGGGGACCGATGCGTAGGGGTTGCGCGTCGGTCCCTTTCGCGTGTTCTACACTCATCCCCAGACAGAGCAGTTCCCGAGTTAGGCGACAACTCACCCCAACCTGAGCCAGTCCCCTTCCTCGGAGGAACCAATGTCCACGACGACCGCTGTGATCGGTACGAACACGGTCAACTCGATCTCCAAGCGGGTCGTGTTGCCTCGGATCATCGACCAGATCTACGGGACCAACGCCCTGTTCTGGCGACTGAACAAGGCCAACAAGCGCTACTACGACGGCGGCACCCACATCGAGGTCCCGTTCATGTACGCGACGTGGAGCAACGGTGGCCCGTACCAGGGCTACGACCTCCTCGACGTGGCGCCGAACGACACGATCAAGAACGGCGCCTGGGACATCAAGCAGCAGTACGTCCCGGTCACCGTCGACGGTCTGACCCTCGCCAAGTGCAACAGCACCGAGGCCGTCGCCAACCTGCTCACCATCCAGTGGGAGCAGGCCCGCATGCAGATGGCGAACAACATCGGCACCGGCATCTACTCGGACGTGGTGACCGACCCCAAGCAGATCGACGGGCTCAAGGGCGCCGTCGACGCGGGCGGCGTCGCGACCTCCTACGCCGGCCTGACCCGCGCGTCGAACACCTACCTCAACTCGCAGGTGGACTCCACGACCACGACTCTCACGCTCTCGAGCCTCCGGTCGATGGTCTCGTCCTGCACCAAGGGCGGCAACAGCCCGACCCTGGCCCTGTCCCGCAAGGAGCAGTACAACCGCCTGTGGGTTCTCATGTCGGCCAACCAGCGCTACGTCAACGTGGACGAGAACATGACGAACGCCGGGTTCACCAACCTGTCGTTCGACAACATCCCGTGGGTGCTGGACGACAAGGTGTTCGACGGCCCGAACGCCTCGAACTCGGCCATCCTGTTCTTGAACGAGGACACCATCCAGCTCGCCTCGTTCTCCTCGACCGACTTCTCGATGGTCGACTTCCAGCGTCCCGTCAACCAGGACGCCATGACCGGCCAACTCCTGTGGTACGGGAACCTCATGGTCCTGTCCCCCCAGACCCAGGGCAAGATGACGGCCCTCACGGCCTGAGTCCCCTCCCCCCGACCCTTCCAGCACAGGAGACTCCTCCATGGCAGACAAGACCATCACCAACCCGCTCCTGGCCTTCGGGTACACGAGCGACACCGACAAGCTGTACCAGCAGATCGCGCCGTTCAAGGCTCAGAGCGCGATCACCGGCCCCGCCGTCGTGGCGGTCAACACCACCGGCAACGTGGCGACCATCGCCACCGACGGGGTCGCGGCCACCACCGTGGGCATCTGCATCAACTCGCCGGCTGCCGGTGAGATCGCGCAGGTCGTCATCGCCGGCATCGCGGAGAACGTCCCGTGCGCCGGCACCGTGTCGGCGGGTCAGATCCTCATCCGCTCCGTCACCACGGCCGGCCGGGTCAACTCCTCGGCCACCGCGGCGCTCGGTGAGGCGTGTGGCATCGCGATCCGCGACGGTTCCGGCGCCAACGGCACCGTGGACGTGTGGGTCAAGTTCTTCGGCTGATCCCGCCAGCGCTACCCTGTGGTCCATGACTACAGGCGACCCGCAACCCACTCCCGTCAACGACCCCCCGCTCGTGTTCCTCGGAACCATCTGCGGGGGGTCGTTGCGCGTCGAGTACGTCAACTCGATGATCCAGACCGCGACGCATCCCGAGACCGGGGTCCGGGCCACGATCATCGAGCCCTACGGCCCGTACCTCGATGACGGTCGCAACGTCGTGATCGAACGGGCCCTGGCTCGGGGCGAGTTCGACTACCTCCTGTTCGTGGACTCCGACATCTCATGGCGCCCCGAGGACGTGTGCAAGATCGTGGCCGCGGCCGAGGCCCACCCCTTCCCTGCGATCTTCACCGGGGCCTACTCCTCGGCGCGCCACGGCGTCCCGTTCGTCGTCGCCGGCAACTACATCCCGGGGTCGCGCAACGTGGAGTGCTTCACCATGGAGCAGTTCTACGACCTTCACGCCCGACACGGTGACGGTGCGGTGCAGATCGATGGCTGTGGCGCCGGCTTCCTCCTGATCCCCCGCGTCGTCATCGACCGCCTGCTCGAGATCCATGGCTCCCCGGTCCCGTGGTTCTGTGAGCCGATCATCGATGGGGTGCACCACGGGGAGGACTACGGGTTCTGCATGCGGGCTGAGGACGCGGGTTTCCCGACCTACCTCGTCCCGTCCATTACCCTTCTCCACAACAAGACGGTGGCGCTCGGCTTCCCCGGGCTCCCCACGACCTGAAAGCAGGCGACCATGGCCGAAGTGATCCCCGAGCAGACCATCGTCCGCGTCAAGAACCTGGACCCCGTGCGCCCCTTCGTGGACGACTACGCGAGCCAGCGCTACGTCATCGAACCGGGGGGCGAGACGATCGTCCCGTACTTCGCCATGGTCTACTGGTTGGGGGACCCGCGCGCCGTCGACGTGGGGGACCGCAACTCCCAGCCGCACCTGCAGCACCGCACGATGGAGCTGGACCGGCTGCAGACCAAGTACGGGACCTACGGCGACTCCTGGTACCCCCAGGAGTGGGAGATCAACGAGGAGAACGCCGACCTCTACCCCGCCTCCCGCCACCGGAACCTGCCGAAGCTCGAGGTCACCTCCATGACCGGCGAGCGGCTCTACACCGTCATCGACGACCCCGAGGGCAACCACCTCAACCCGGCCACCCAGACGGTCAACGAGAACCGCAACATGGCCGAGGCCGTCGTGCAGATGCAGCAGCAGATCCAGGCCCTCACCACCCAGCTCGCCCTCGCCGACCCCGCGGCCGCGGCAGCCCTCATCCCCTTCGCGCCGGCCGAGGCCTCCGAGCCCGTCAGCGTCGAGTCGATCGTCGAGGGCATGGCCGTGAACGACGACGACCGCGACCCCGAGCCCGACCCCGACGACCCCGCGGCCAAGGCCGGTCCCGACCTGCCCCCGCGAGCCCAAGCCGCCAAGGCCCGTGCCGCGGCCGCGGCCAAGAAGTAGGAGCTGAGCCATGGACAACGAGCAGATCACCCACAACTTCACCAACCACCCGCCCCAGAGCGATGACATCGCGACCAAGCTCGACGACCTCACGACCGAGTTCGTCATCATGGCCAAGATGCTGAATCGCAACTTGCCCGAGGGTCGAGAGAAGGCCCTCGCCCTCACCAACCTCGAGCAGTGCTCCATGTGGAGCAAGGCTGCCGTCGCCCGCAACCAGGAGGGTTGACCCATGGACATCAAGCACTTCATCAAGGTCTGGTCCCAGGCGGGCGCAACCCTCGTGGCGGTCACCATCAACCTCCTGATCGTGTTCGGGGTGGCGACCTGGGAGCCCGAGCAGATCGCCGCGGTCAACACCTTCTACGCGACGGTGATGATCCTCCTGCGCCAGCTCTACTCCGTCACCGAGGACACGCCATGACCTTCGACTTCGGCAGCGCCATCGACGAACTCAAGGCCGGCGAACGCGTGCAGCGTGAGGGCTGGAACGGCAAGGGGATGTGGCTCGAGCTGCAGGTTCCTGACGAGCACTCGAAGATGACCCTGCCCTACATCTTCATGTCGACGGCGCAGGGTGACCTCGTGCCGTGGCTCGCGTCCCAGACGGACATCCTGGCCACTGACTGGCAGAACTTCGAGTGACACCCGCCGAGGCCCAGGCGGAACTCCTCAAGGTCAACGAGGATCTCCGCTCGGCCATCGACGCGGTGCCGATCGTCGCGGTCACCTTCGAGCGCAAGAAGGCCAAGACCTTCAAGGATCTGGTCGTCTCGGGCGAGTCGGTGACCGCGGCGCGCGAGTGGGCCACGGTGAACTGTGTGGAGGAGGCCTTCGACCTGGCGCGGGCCAAAGCCAAGGTCGAGAGCCTGCGGGAGCGTCAGGCGATCCTGGTGTTTCTCCTCGAGCACGACCTGCTGCCATGAAGCATTGGCGAGTGGACTCGTTGCCTGGTGGCCAAGGTCCCGTCATCATCGTGCCGATTGACGATCTGATCGAACACGACGAGTTCTCTGAGGACTGCCTTTGTGGCCCCTCATCGGAACCCGTGAAGCGTGACGATGGGTCGATGGGCTGGGTGCTCGTACATCACTCCCTCGACGGTCGCGAGGCCGACGAACCCGCGGGCGCGTAGACTCGTCCCATGGCCGCACCACCGCTCGATCCGACCGGAGGACGCATGACCATGTGGCGCAACTGGACGACCCACAACCTGATCGCTCACCCGCTCAGCGAGATCGCCCACCTTCTCGGCCTCGACGAGTGGGCCGACCTCATCCACGACTCGACCATCCCCGAGCACGAGCCGGGAACGGGGCGAGGATGACCCGCGAGGAAGCCGAGGCCGCGATAGCGGACTACTCACGCGCGGTCGACCAGCTCACCTACGGCGTCGCTCAGGCCTTGCATCGCTCGGGGGCGTAGACTCGTCCTATGGCCGCACCCCCGCTCGATCCCGGCTGGAAGGCGATCGACAACTTCACGCCGGGGATCCGCACCACGATCTCCCCGAACCACCCGCCGGGCACCGCCCAGGAGAACGGGACCTTCCGGTGCTACGCGGACGCCTCGGGCGCGCTGGTCCCGCTCCCGCGCCTCAACCTGCGCCACCTCCCCCCGACCCCTCCGGTCCCTGATCCTTCCCTCTCCTCCGAGCAGTACCGGATCATCGGGCTCCACGTCAACAACCCGATGTTCTGGCCCTCCGAGGCCTCCCCGGGCGTGGACCAGAACAACACCGAGATCTTCATGGGGGTCGAGTACTGGGATGCCCCCTCGGGCGCGTCAACCGTCCACTTCGTCCTGTACCGGTACAAGCGGCACTACAAGAACAACCCGGTCTGGGAGAACGTCTGGTCGGAGTCGGACCAGATCGACTACTCCCCCGACATCCGGCCCAAGCACTTCCATTTCCAGACGACGCGCTCGAACAACACGACCCCCACCGAGGCCGGCCCCGCCGTCACCTGCTGGGCGGTGAACGGGCACACGGCCATGTTCCCCGACGACACGGCCACGACCACGAACTCGACGCGCTACCTCCCGGGCGACACGACCAACGATCCGATCAACCTGACGAGCATCGGGGCCTTCGTCAGCGTCGACTCCCTCGTCGGGCACCAGGGCCGCATCGTGTTCTTCCCCCTCACCCTGATCGCGTCGGGCGACGAGACGATCTTCACGACCAACGAGGCCTTCTACTACTCGGAGGTCAACGACGCCCGCACCCTCGACGCGTCCCTCGGCGGCAACCACTTCAAGATCGTCGCCGGCTACGAGAACCCGAACGGGTACGGGGTCTGGGCCTCGCTGACCGCGAACGAACTCCTGCTGATCAAGACGCGCGGTGGGGCCCTCATGATCCGCGGCGACCTCGACGACCCGACCCAGGTCTCGACGCTCCCCTACGTCCGATCCACCGGCCTGTCGAACAACGTCGGCACGCGCTCCCCGCTCGGCTACCTGTACCCGGTGGACGGCTCGGGCGTGTGGCTGTGGAAGGGCGGCGACCAGTCCCAGCACATCACCCGCAACACGATGTCCCCGGACTTCTGGCGCCCGCCCGCGACCGTCCCCGCGACCATCGCCTACGCGTCGGGCGAGGAGCGGACCGACGCCGGCTGGGGCTACGGCTGGACCCAGTGCGCCGACTGGAACGAGTGGGTGCTGTGGCCCAACAACTGGCTCCTCGACACCGACGCCGACTCCCCGGACAACCCGGGTGGGTCGTGGTGGCGGATCGACTCGACCGACGACACCGAGGGTGGCTACGTCATCCACCAGTGGGCGGTGAACTGGCGCGGGACCGAGGCTTACGGCACCCCCTCGGGCTACCGCGACGGGTCGGAGTGGGCGCTCTACGAGTTCTCCATCCAGCAGCCGTCCTCGGCGTTCCGGTGGCGGTCCCAGCCCCTGCGCGAGTCCTACGCCGCGCAGACCAAGATCGAAGCGGTCGGGATCGTGGCCACGGGTCGCGGGCGCGTCAACGTCACGGTGCGCTCGAGCCAGGATCTCGTGGGCAAGGCCTTCGACTTCGTGATCGACGACCTCGAGCACCCGACCCTGCTGCAGCTCCCGTGCGGGGTCGAGGGCACGCACATCACGTTCGACATCGACTCCCGCGCGGACATCGAAGGGGAGCCGGCGCCGTCGGTCCACGCGCTCCCGTACCTGCCCTCCGCGAACAACCTGCCGATCCCGCTCTCGATCCGCCCATGAGCGCGGCCCCGATCCTCACCATCCAGTGGTTGCGCTGGCCCGAGGATCTCCACGTCGGGCACTACGCGGAGAACTGGCGCGAGATCGAACGGTGGGCGAACGCGGCGCGCTGCCCCACCGCGACCCCGGACTGGTCCCAGGTCTCGTTCCGCACCCCTCACCCGCAGTGGACGACGTGGCAGGACGCGGAGGTCAACTACCTCGAGTTCCAGCGCTTCGCCTCCGCCCTCGCGAAGCTTGGCACCTCCTCCACCTGCCCGAGCCTGTTCATCCCGTACAAGCAGTGGGCCAAGCCGAACTGGCCGGCGTGGGACACGCGCGAAGAAGAAGCCAACCTGCTCGAGATCGTGCGGTGGGCCAACGCGATGCCGAAGTGCTGCGGTGGCGGGGAGTAAAGTGGTCCCCATGGAGCCCGGTGAGGACATCAAGTGGACCGTCGAGTGGTGCCTCGAGAAGCGCGTCGGGGATGATCCGACCGTCGACCCCTACGAGGTCATCAAGGTCCCCGGAAACCTGCTCATGTACGGGGGGGCGAGCCTCATCATCGAGGCCCTGATCGGCAACGGCACCGCGACCACGGCCCAGACCCTCACCTACCTCAAGGCCTCGGAGGCC